AGTCAACCTATAAATGAAGTTCTTTTCAAAGAAACCTGAGACGTGTTTCTTTTGTCAAGTTACCTTGAGTGCAGACAACACGTTTACACTTCAATACTCATCCGCAGAAGGAGTGCATACTGCAAAGATGTGCGGCGTGTGCTCTAAAACATTTGACGAACTTGCAGATATGAAAGAAGAGCTATATGACTCAAGATTTAAAACCATTTGACTTTGTAAAGTCTGCGTCGCACAGTAAGAAGGATCTAATTCGTGGTTCTGACTTTCCTGAGCAAACTGAGAAGCAATACATTCCGTTCATTACAAATCGAGCGTTCGCTGCCTTCGAGGATAGCATACTTCATGCGAACGAAATGAACATGCGTCACCATCTTTTTAAAGACGCTCAGTATCGCTACTATCTCGGTGTCCTGAGATCAAGGAACAGGTTCTCTCCTTGGCTAAAGGAACAGAAGAATACAGACCTCGATATGATACAGGAATACTACTCTGTGAACAGAACGGTAGCAAAGATGTATCTTAAGGTACTGACTGAAGAAGACTTGAAGCGTCTGCGTGACAAATTCCAGAAAGGCGGATAAGTATAAATACTCGGATGGCTTTTATGAGCATCATCGCAATAATAATAACTATAAAGGTGAATGTATCAATCGTGCCATATTCTACATAAGCAGGGACACTACGCGATTCTTCACTTCAAAGAACTATTCATTTTGGATGGTAAAGAAAATACATTCGCGGACGAGGATAGAGCTAGAAGAAACACTGTGATTAATCTTTTAGAAGAGTGGGATCTATTAAAGATTGTTGATCCTTCAAAGTCTGAAGACCCAGTCGCACCACTCAGTCAGATAAAGATCATATCACACAAAGAAAAGGACGAATGGATCTTAGAACCTAAATACAATATCGGAAAAAAGAAGTAATTGAAGGAAATTATACTATGAATGTTTTTCGTCTAAACAAAAGAGCAGAGATACCAACGCCAACTTCTGATAGACCAGGCCAGTTTGATATTAAAGCGTGTTTCGATCTTGGTTCTAAAGTTTCGTATCACAATAGCGTAAATAAAGAAAACTTTGTTCCTGTACGTGTTATTAGCGGTAATGTATGCGTACAGATATACCCAGCTCAGAGATTTGCAATACCAACTGGGTTGATCTTTGACATCCCTGAAGGTCATATACTAAGATTAATGTCGACGGCTAACGTTACCTTAAAGAAGGGTCTCGTTATCGTTGACGGAACTGGAATTATTAATCCACACAGCGGAGAAGCTTTTGTGACTCTGCATAATATATCAGATACGCCTGCCATTATTAATGACGGCGAAAGTATTGCTCTAGGTATGCTTGAGCAAGCACTGGTCTATGATATTACAGAGACTAGTGAAAGACCGTCGTAAGACGGAAAGAACCGGGTTATAACCCACATTACACAACACACAGGAGAAAACCAATGACTACTAAGAACCCATTCGAGATCCGTGCCGAAATGCTTCAGCTCGCAAAAGAGTATATGGATCAGCAGTACCATATGAACGTTCAGTTTGCCGAAAAGATGATGGATCAAGGCAAGAAGACCGCCGAAGAAATGAAAGAGCATTATAAGATGTACTCCATGGATGAACTCATGGAAAAAGCAAAAGAAATGTACTCTTTCGTAAGTAAGAAGGACTAACACATGTTAGATCCGGATCATTCTTACTTAAGAAGTCTGTCTGAAAAGAAGACAGGCGGCAAGTAAATATAAATAGAAGTGGAGGCGCCAAATGGGTCTCCACTTTTTGCAAACCGGTCAGATGACGGTTAGAATAAAACTCGCTTAATAAAGGAGAAACAAATGAACACACGTAAGTTTAGTACAAACGATCTACTTAGCGATCCATTCTTTATTGGATTCGACTCAATCTTAAATAAGATAGATACAATCAATAGATCCAACGCATCAAACTATCCACCATACAATCTAATTAAGACTGGTGAAGACACCTACGTTATTGAACTAGCTGTAGCAGGATTTAAAGAAGAGGACTTTGATATCGAAGTTCACGACGGAGTCCTTACGATTAGCGCAAACGTAGTCGACACCGGCAGTACTAATACAACTTATCTACATAAGGGAATTGCAGCAAGAAGCTTTACTCGTAAGTTTACTCTCGCCGATACGATCGAGGTAAAGGGTGTATCTCTAGAAAAAGGTATGCTAAAAAAGGGAGCGAAAGCTCCCTTTTTTAATTTGCGCCAGCCGGTCTTGAAAGAGCGTCTAGGTCAGATCTACTCGCACCAAACGAGTTTATTATAGTAGAAGCGGTGCCGCCTCTGGAATTAACATTTGTCTGACTGTTATTTGGTGCATTGATAATGATTGGTTTTGTAGCAGCCGCTTGAGTTTCAATAGCTGAAAGTTTTAGTCCCCAACTATCATCAAAGTTATTTGCTAAGATTTGTCCAGCATCGGTATTTCTTGGAACGACAGCTTCTAGGCCGTGTAGAGTTGCACGAGTTCCTTCACCAAAGTTAACAAACCCTCTCGTCCCAGTTCTCATCTGTGGCCCAGATCCAAAATCTTCTTGGAATTCTGGAGTAACAACATTTCTTCCGCTTCTTCTAGCATTTAACTCTCTAGGAGTGAGTTCTCTAGAAGTTTCATCTTCATCCCATGAAAATAAACTTCCAAGCCAATCGATTATAGAGTATACCTTTTCCATTATCCAATCTTGTAACTTAAACGGCGGGCCTTCCGACTCGTCAAACCCGAATAGTCCTTTAACGAAGTTTATTGCCATATTCACTGGTGCAAATACGAAGTCCTGCAACTTACCGAGGGCACCAAAGAGAGTCATGTCTTCTTCTGTGAACGTGAAAAGATCCGTGACTACGCTCAATGCAGACGAAACTCCATCAAATATAGATCCTATAACCTGCTTAAATATATCAGTAAAGCTAAACGAATCTAGAACTTCCGCTGCTTTTTCAAATCCTAGAGCTCCAGCAACCCACGAAACGACGTTCTTTAACAGATCCAACGGGGCTGCAATTAGCGACGTGAAGAACCCAGAAAGCGCACCCTCAAAGGCACCGAGTATACCACCTTCTGCGTAACCATCTATTGCACCCTTAATCGTTTCAAACGCTGTCATAATGATTGCGATCGGGGCAAATATCTTTCCCACAACGCCAGCTATCTTTCCAATCTGCGATCCTAGAGATCCAAACCATCCTGTTATTGACTTAAAAATACCAGCTATTTTTCCAGGCCCACCACGAGGACCGGCCAATTCCTTTAAAGTAGTGAGAGCGGTTCTAAACGGTTCAATAAGAATATCTATTGTCTTTCCAACGGATGATATTAAAGCTGCAAATTTTGAACCAGAACCACCGGCCGAACCGGCAGGAAACAAACCCTTTATACTCTTAATGAAATTATTAAACGCGTCATCTACTGCAACTCTTACAACCCCGGCCCTAACCTTAAAGTCGTCAACTATTGACTTAAACCCAGCCGCTATCGAAGATATTCTAGAAGATAAGCTTACTTTAAAATCGTCGAATATCTTTACTAAACCCGGGGCGAATGCTTTAAAGTAAGTTTTTATTGCTGTTAGTTGCCCTTTGATTAGACCGATCGTTGCCCCAACACTTAGAGCAAGAGCCGCAGCCCCGACCGCAAGTGCTGCAAATTTACCTAGAATATTTTTACCAAAGAGTGCAGCCAATCCACCTAACAAGCCAGCAAGAGTGTTATCAGATTGAGGCTGCGGGGCGGGTGGTGGGGTGGGGGTCGGCTGTTCTGGAGTTTGGTTTTCTCTACTACTTCTATCAGCAGCGGCAAGTTTGTCTCTCTGTTCTGCTTTTTCAGCTTCGCTTACTTGCAGATTTAACATTGTTTCCAATATTCCGGTCTGTTGTTTTATTTGATCATACGTAGACGACAATATCTTAGTCTGTGCTTCAATTTGATCATATACAGATACCATAATAGATTTAAAAATTCCAGCCTCAGATGACGCAGATCTGCTAGCGCTAGGCTTCAAAATAGATTCTAATATCCCAGTCTGTTCTTTAACATGGTTATCTACAGATTCCATTAATTGAGCTAGGTCGTTTACGTCCGCCATTTTTAGTTCCTGCTTTCCTCTTGTTTCTTAACAAATTCGACCAGCAAGTCGAAATAAAGATCTCTTTCATAAGGCATCATATTTTCAATTTCTGTTATTGAATACTTGTGGTGTTGAGCCATTCCGAATATTTTTTGGTAATACATATAGAGATTTGTATGACTCAACATCAGATAAAAAAAGATTGAATTCCTTCTACAACAAATGTCTTTTTGTCACCGTTGGAATTTACGTATGGTATTTCATGACGAACCTTTGGAATAGTGTCAAAGAATTCTTTCATCTGTTTCACTACGTCACTGTGAAGGCTCTCAACGAAATCATCAACTTCTTTCTTTGAAAAGTCTTTAAAGTTATACACCGTGTCCTCAGACGCGAGCTTATCCATGCAAGAAATTAGAATCTCAAATGAAGAGTTTGTGGTTATCTCTTCTTCATTTAACATACCTTTAAACATGCTTATAGAAGGATACTTTAAAAATAATGTATATGTATCATCTATCTTAATTCTATTAACGTGTCTTTCATCTTTAATCACTTTAACATTTGAAATTTCCATCGAAAGCTTAATCTTTTCTTTCGTATCAGGATCTTCTATCTCAAATTTTATTTCGTTATCTACGGACTTTGATCTAAGGTTAATGAGAATATATTCTAAGTCAAAAACTGCAAGATCTTCTGCATCAAAATCAATAAGGCAATTATTCACGATCTGATTTACCGCATTCATCATTTGTGTACTATCTTTTGCTTCTTGGGCAGTTAACAGTATCTTTTCTTCTTTTACCGTAAATGGTCTAAACTTAACTATCTTGTCATTAGAAGGAAGTCTCAACTCATATATCGGTAGATCAATCTTAGGTAGTGCCATTCTATAGTCTCCTTATTATTTAAAAATATTCCCAATTGTGTTCAAACCAGTTTTTATTTGAGAGAACCCATTGTTAAAGTTATTCAATCCCGTATTAAATCTTGTGAGAGCGTTAACTGCATCCTGAATTGATGTTGGTAGTCTTCCTTGGTTGATTAACTGACCAGACGTTCCAATTCTGTTTATTAACTCAAGGTATCCAGTCCCTCTCGTGTCTCTCTGCGTGTATGTTCCTTTTTTGAATCCTGATACGCTAACTCTTGAGTATGCAAAATTCACAGTAGCAGTTGCGTAACTGTCGTTGTCAGACCAAGAAAGAGTTTCTCCAGATACTTCAGTAGGAAACGCGTCTTCTAAAACGTATTCATAGTAAATATCTTGAGAATCAGTACTATAGTTCTTAATTGTTATTCTGGTCGATATATCTCTTATATACCCAAGTTCGTATGGTAACTGATCGTTAACTGATAAGTATCCGCCCCTAGTCGTATCAAAGTTAACTACGCTTTGCATCCACTGATGAAAGAAACTAATAACCTGATGATCTGAATCTAGCATAAAAATTGCGTTTACTGGCGTAGGAACCATTTGAACCGGAATGGACTGTCTAATGCCAAAGCCGTTTGGATAATTATCTGTAACGCTAACGTTTATGCCGGGCGCTTGAACCGCCTGACAAAAGAACGTTAGATCACGTAAAGCTATACCTCGTATAACTGGGGCATTCGCGATTTCAACCACAAATAAGTTCTTACGGGCAGCGCCGCCGTACTTATTCATTGTGCCTTTAAATTCGTTTATGTTAAATGGCATTATCGCCCGCCTCTTATGATCTTTCTTGAGTCTTCCCAGACTTTACTCTTACTTGCGCCAACGAAGTTTTCTGTTGGCAAGAAAAGTGCTACGTCCCACTCTGATGGATTTATGTACACAAGCCTAGTCCTTACTTGTGATGCTAGATAGTGTTTCACGGTTGGTCTAAATTCCTTGTATTGAGATGCACCGTTCAATAGACTATATGACGCCCTTAATTTAGTAGTTTCATCAAACTTATCATTCGATGCAACATTATATAAAGCATCCATTAATTTTGCTCTTTGTGTGAGTGGCAAGTAGTGAAAGTTAATACCAAGAAAGCCACCCTTTGCTCTATTTATCGGGAATATAAGAGGAAACCTATCATAGTAAGGAAGCGTATCTTTATGTTTTGGATCGTACACAAACATATACATATGGCCGATACGAAATCTATTCTCATAACGATCAGTTCCCATTTCACGTATGAACTTGAGTTCCTTGTCTTTAAACTCAGATTTCGCAATACCGTTTGCTTGGTCTCGGTACCAATCACGCGCGGCCTTTGTTCTCGCTGGCACCTGCCCAGAACGAATTCCCTTTAGGAGAAGATCGTCAAAAACCTTTGCTACCATATTACTTAATTCCTAGGTGATCTTCGGTTATAACTTGAAACTGCCAACCCTTTTCGGCGCAGAACTTTTTTGCTGCAATCCATTTTGCTTCGTTTACTCCGTAGGTCTTCACTTCGTTAATATACCTTCTTGAAACTCTACCGGATGGAGTAGCATTCTTCTTTCTTATATCCGGTGGCTTGGTTTGAGCCTTAGGTTTTATCTCTATCATAATAGTCTCGGTAACACCCTCAGCAGTCTTTTTCTTTAGAACCACGTCTGGAAAGTAACGATGCATTCTTCCATCTATAGGAGATAAGTATGGAACTATGTACTCTTCAGAAGCCCACCATAATACATCTGGGTGATCATCTAGATGACGAAAGAACTTAAACTCCCAAAGAGAACGATAGGTGATTTTAGTTGGATCGCCATTATACTTCTCTGGATGTTTTGGTCTAAATCGGCCTTTGTAAGACATGTCTTTCCGTTTTCAATATAAATAGAATCAATCTCATATCCTATTTATAAAGGAAACTTGCGTTGCCCCCACCAAACTCGCCTCAGGCTGCCGTTAGAGGTAGCAAAGGTTCGAAAATAGTTCAGAGCCTGCGTTTCCCTATTCATAACCAGGGCGCGCATAGAATGTTGATGGTGTTCAATTCATATAAGTATGTTTCGCCAGGTCAACGTGGATTAAATAAGATAGATAATTTAGGAAGAGACAGTCGTAGAGGACAGATTCCAGACGGAAAGACTGTCATTGAATTACCACTGCCAGCGAATCTAGAGGATGCATACAACGTTCGTGTCCAAGGATACGACGCTGAACTGTCCGGTGCTCTCATTGCTGGTGCAGCTTCACAATTTGCTGGTGCTGGCGACCTAAGTACTGGAAATATATTAAACGCACTCGGTGGCGCCCTGAGCGGAACTGGATTAGATCCTGCGTCTATTATGTCTTCGGACATAGGTGACATATCCAGAAACGTTGCGTTTCTAGGAAGAAGAAATCTGCCATCAAATGCAGGCAGAGCTGTTGATACTGGTTTAGGAAACGTCATCAATCCGAAGACATCACTCTATTTCGATGGAGTTAACCTAAAGCAGCTTGCATTTAACTGGACTCTCGCTCCACAAGACTCACAAGAGTCCGATGTGATAAGAGATATAACAAATGCCATTAAAAGAAATATGCTTCCTTCTTATGGAAACGCTGTTGGGTTTACACAGGCGCTCTTAAACTATCCTAGCACAGTTGACATATTCTTATTAGGTGTTGATCAGCAATACTATATGTACTTCAAGACTTGTATGGTTCAAGGGTTCACTGTAAACTACACTCCGAACGGGTTGGCAGTTGTAAAGGGAGGTAAGCCAGCAATTGTCGGCATTGGTATGACACTTGTAGAAGCTGACATTCACACATCAGAAGATTACGGTGGATCTAGCACAGTTAACCCTGGCTTAGTCGAGGATAGAAGATAAATGAGCGGCGAATATTTCGAAAAGCTACCAGAGATAAGATATAACAATGTTCTTGTAAGAGATATTACAAGAAGAGTAAACTTTCTTAAACAGTCGATAGAGAATCCATACTCGTTTCTTCCTTATACGATAGAAGAAGGTGATCGCGCAGAAGATATTGCATATCATTATTACGGCGATCCAAACTATGCATGGCTCGTATATCTTGCAAACAACATCATAGATCCGTATAACGAATGGCCCATGGATGAAGACACCTTTCATAGATACCTAATAGATAAGTATCAGGCTCAGTCCGGAGGAAGAAAAGGTTGGGATGTGGTAGACTGGACTAGAGATAGTTCTAGAGACGACAATATAATTTACTACTATAAAGAACTATAGCATAAATTCATATATCTTAATCTAACCATAAACAAAACGTACTTCGCTAAAGGAATAACATGGCAACCGATATCATAAAGATAGCACCAAATAGTTTTAAAACTATCTTTCTTCGTAAGGAAGATAGATTAATACTAAGAACCGAAGCTGGGAGACGAATTGTACTTCAGCGTATCGTACCAGAACAATGGAAAGCATACCGTATATACGAGTATGAACAAGTTTTAAACGATAACAAAAGAAATATACAACTAATAGATCGCACTTATCTATCTCAAATAGAAAAAGAATTGGAAGATAAGCTAAGATGAATGGATTTGTTTTACCTGGATACTATAGGCTTATCTCAGCGGTGATCACTCCGCTGAATGGAGACGGCATCGAGATACTCGGTTTAATTCCAGAGTTCTCGATCGAAGAGTCTCTAGATAAGGATAGCATTCGCGGTAGCGCATTGGTGTATGACAACATTGGTTTACTTGAAGATCTTCCATTAAGAGGTGAAGAACTGCTTACAATTCAAATAGAAGATGCACTAAAGAATAGAGTAACACACGAATTCGCAATATACAAAATCACCGATGTTGAAATCAAGAAGACAAACGACGGATTGACTTATAAGATACACTTTATGTCAAAGTATTCTTTTGAAGCAATGTTTCGAAGAATTATAGAACCGTTCGACGATACTGTTTCAAACATCGTAGAAAACATTTTTAACAATTACTACCCAGGCTCAAAGCAACTTATTCTGGAATCTACGATCGGTTTATTTAGATGCGTTATTCCAAACTATACACCTATGCAAGCGATGAACTTTCTTGCAAATCGCGCCTATAGTCGAAAGAGCCCGTCCTGCTCGTTTCGTTTCTTTGAGACATCTGAAAACTATTACTTTGTTTCTGACGAGTATCTTATCAATCGTTTCCTTGAGAATAAAGAAGAAATCAAAGAATTTACATTTAGTGATGCAGTAGATAAGTCTGGAACTGAGTTTCTTGCTCAGATGAAGAACCTTGTCGAGATAAGAAACTCTGATAGAGTCAATAGCGCAATGGATTTGATTTCTGGCGCGTATCGTAGTAATGTAATAGAAATTGACTTAATAAAGAGACAAGTAACTCTCCCAGGTAGATCAAACAAATATGAATATGATTATCAGAAAGCAAAAAAGAACTACATGTCTTCTTCTGGTAAAGGACAAGGTCAAGATACTCATACTGACGATTTCATAAACGGATATTTTACTCCAGAAAACGAGAGAAGATACATTGTTATTCGAGACTACGATGATTCTGGAACGAAGCAATTAAGAGGCGATCAGTTTATTCCAGAGATCGTCACTAACCGTTTGGCCTATCGTAACCACCTAAATCATACAGTCGTTTATGCAAAGGCGCATGGCCGCCTCGATCTTAGGGCTGGTGATATCATTAACATTAAGGTTCCTGAGTTTAAGATCTCTTCAAACCCCCGGCAGAATAGACAGCTATCCGGTTACTATATGATAAATGATCTGACGCATGTGTTCAATAAAGACATACATCAGACCGATATGAAACTTGTTAAGTATGATTGGAGTACAAGAGAATGAGAGAAACTGGTGTAGGTCTATACGAACCTCTCTTCTTTATTGGAGTAGTTGAGAACAACATTGACGAGCGGTTAGAAAAGAGAGTCCAGGTCCGTGCATTTGGAGTGCATGGAACCGTGGATCAGGTGCCAACTGAGAAACTGCCGTGGGCTACTCTTATATATGGTAGCTACGATCCAAACTCCCCTCTACCCCCTATAAACTCATTTGTATTCGGATTCTTTGTTGACGGCCGTGATGCACAGCAACCAATGATACTTGGTCTCATACCTACACAGTTGACCGAAGTGATTAATCCTTCTGTAACTGGATGGGGTGCAGTTCCTGGGCGTGACTCGAATATAATCGCAAAGGGATCTACTCCTGACGATTATGGCCAACCATCAAACTCAAGACTCGAAAGAGGCGAAGATATTGATCAGACTTATGTTCTTTTACAAGAGATGAACCGAGTAAAAGATGCGCCGACCGCAAAGATGAACAGCGACGATACTACTTCCTCGTTTGAAGAACCAGCTCCGGCATATAACGCACAGTATCCATACAACAGAGTTATTGAAACAGCAAGTCACTCGATAGAACTCGACGATACTCCAGGCGCAGAAAGAATTACGATATTCCACAAATCCGGCTCTTATGTATCAATTGACTCGAACGGCACTTCAGTTCATAAGTCAATCTCTGATAAGTACGAGATAAATGATATGCATCAACATGTATATGTTGGTGGTAAGAGTCAAGTGACTATCATGGGAGACAGCCGCGTTCTCGTAAAAGGAAATAAGATAGAAGAAGTTGAGGGCGATTTAATGCAGATCGTTCACGGCAACCATCTTCTATCTGTTGCCGGTCAAATGAACCTTAATGCAAGCGAAGAAGTTCAGATGAGAGCTGCTAAACTTCGTCTTGAGGCTAACGTTGAAAGTGTAAACATAAAAGCTGGAAGAGACGTTAAGATACAGAGCACGGAATCTACAAACATAAAGTCCAAAGCAACGTTTATTGATTCGGCCGAAACCACGGACATAAAGGCTGGAGACGACATTCATATTCAGTCCGGCGGAGATGTGCATGTTAAAGCGGCTAATGTTAAAATGGACGATAGAATTAATTTGGCTAACGGCGCTGCTGGCGATGCAACTGGTGCTGCAGGTGCAGAAGGCGCTGAACTTCCAGAACCAGCTGCAAAGAGTGCAAGCACGACTAACTATAAGAACAGTGCTTCTTTCGGTTCTTCGGGGTATGCATCCCAGGACGAAAGTGGAAGTGGCTCTTCGTCGGGTTCGTCTGGTGCAGATCCAGCTGTAGAATTCTCGTCTCCGGCAAATGCAAGTATGAATCTTCTATCTCTCGTGAAATCCTTCGAAGGATTTAGTCAGTATCCATATGAAGACTATGGTCAGTGGTCGATTGGTTACGGCAGTGGAGTTGGTCCTTCAAGCCAGCCACCAAAGATCCCTGGGCCTATATCTGAACAAGAAGCAACGAGACTTCTTGAAGAAAACCTTCAGAAGTTTGTTGTCAACGTCGAGACAATAAATCAGAAGGGTAACTATAATTGGTCGCAAGAGTCAAAAGATGCTCTTGCTTGTTTTGCTTATAACATTGGTAGTATAAACGAACTAACTGCTAACGGTACGAGAGATAATGCTACGATTGCGTCCAAGATGCTTGAGTATTCAAAAGCTGGTGGCGTTACCTTGAGCGCTCTCGTTCAGAGAAGAACTATCGAAAGACAAAAGTTTTTAAACGGTCTTGCTGGAACTAGCAGCGGTACACTCGTTTAAGTATTCGGAGGATAATACATGGCCACAAGTGGTCTATGCGGTAAAAGAAATTGTGTAACTAGAGTTGGATCTACCGGCGAAATTATAGAGCTTGAGATTCCTGAAGCAATTGATATTGGTGAATTCACTTCAAACAGTGTTTCGTCTCTTATCAACACATTTCAGTCCGGAGTTATTTTTTCTGCCGAGGATACGGATCCAATCACGGAAGTTATTCGTAACTACGGCGCCGAACCATTTTACTCTTCTGTTTCTGCTGTCAACCAGTTTTTCGTAAGAGACGATGTAAAAGGCTCTGGAATATTTGACATACAAGACCCGCCAAGAAATGGGCCGGATGTAAAGGGTTTAATTGATCCTGCAATACATCCTCTATTAACGGACAGAATTAACACCGGCATCATCTTTACTCCAGTTGAAATAGCAGAGTTCATAAGAAACTTTGGTTATACTCCAATTACACTATCGACAACGTCTTCAATTATATCAATAAAACTAATAAATGAATTTGAAGCATTCTATACTAAAAACTTTACACAGAGTACACTCGGCAGTTTCTGTTCTCTAGTTCCAGGCATCTTTGGTGCCATCGGCGCTTTCTTCACCGCGCTTCAAGACATAGCAAACCTAGTAAATAAACTAAAGAACTTTGCTCTTAATTTTTCATTATCGTCTCTTATTGATCAGCTTAAGAATGGTATAACTAAAGTTTTGGACAAAGTGATTGATAAAGTAAAGAGCATAATTGAAAACTTTTCACTTGAAAACATTATCTCTGATATTAAAACGTTCTTAGTTGAAAAGATAGGAGGGCAGTTTCAAAAGATAAAGGAAGCTGCGTTGAAGTTCTTTGACCCAGAAAACCTTAAGAACTTTAAAGCTAAGATAGAAGCCATCATAGACTACGCGGCGAGTATATTTAAAAACCCTACACTCGAAGACATTCAGTTTCTCATATACAGATTTTGTCAATTCGTTTCTCAGATAGAGAACGGTATCAATGCAATTAAGAATCCTCTAGATACATTTATAAACTCTTACAAAGATACGGTTAGAATTCTTAGATCAAATTCCGCGCCTAACACTACGAGATCGGTAACGGCCGGAGCGATTCGTTACGACTTGCCAGCTAAGGGTAGTGGAATAAATACAAGTAGAGAAATTTATACAGCCGCTGGAGATATTCCGCCAATGGGCCCGGAAGATTTTCAAGCAGTAACTCCTTGGAACGAAGGTAAGGGTGACTCTAGAGTAACGTTTAACGGTAGGTGGGTTGCTGCTTTAGGAAGAGATGGTTGGGAAAAAGTTGACATTGGAGTAAGAGCAATGTTAATGAAAGTGCAGAAAGACTTTGGCAGATCTCTGTTTGTAAATAGTGGATATAGATCACCTGAATATAATGCTAAGCTGAAAGGCGCCGCTAAGAACTCTTTGCATATGCAAGGAAAGGCTTTAGATATATCTTGGTCTGGCATAAACGACGAAACTAAAGAAGAGTTTATAAGATTGGCGAGAATACACGGATTTAGAGGAATAGGAAGATACGGCTCTGGGTCAGGAAACTTTATTCATATAGACGTAGGACCGGAAAGAACGTGGTCAAAGGCATGAGGGATTATAAGTGGTAGTACAATTAAACTCTCCAGGTAGAAGTAGGCCTAGTCTGTTCTCAGACTTTCATAAAGACATGACTCAAAATCCAATTTCAGAAGACCTTGCTATTAAAAGGGACGAAGAGGCCGTAAAGGAAGCAATAAAAAACCTTATTCTAACGGATAGAGGTGAGAGGTTAATGCAGCCTCTAGTCGGCGGTAATATTCGTGCTATGCTTTTTGAAAATAATACGCCGGCCACGATAAAGATTATTCAAGAGATGGTAAAAGAAACGGTAAGAATCTATGAACCGAGAGCGACTCTATTAGATGTAATAGTCCAATCTTCGTTAGACGAATCTACTGTTCAAGTCGCAATCTATTTTTACATAAATAACGTCGAACAGCCGATCACACTAACGGTGTTCCTAGAGAGGACAAGATAAATGGCTACGAAACCAATCAATGAGCTCGATTTCGCAGCGGTTAAGGATCAATTTATAGAATTCCTTAAGACTCAGACTCAATTTAAAGATTACAACTTTGCGGGTTCGAATATGAACGTTCTTTTGGATGTTCTAGCGTATAATACCCATATGAATAACTTTTATACGAACATGGCGATTAACGAGATGTTTTTGGACTCTGCAGTTCTTAAGAACTCAGTCGTATCTCATGCGAAAGAACTAAACTATCTGCCAAGATCACGATCATCTGCTAAAGCGGTTGTAAATCTGAGCATTATTGATTCTACAACGCAATCTCAAACTATTTCTATTCCAAGGTTTACGGAATTTGTGACTACGTTGCAAGGAAGTTCATACACGTTCTTAACAAACCAATCATACATCGCAAAAAGAACTACTGGAAATACTTTTGTTGCAACAAACGTAGAGATATTCGAAGGTGAAATTCTTACGCAGTTTGAAAAAGACGGTTTCTTTCTTGACGAAGAAACTTTTCTGAGATGTAATCTCACGAACAACAATATAGACATTAGTTCAATTGAAGTGTTTGTAGATGAAGTAGCTACTGAAGGCCTCAATCAATTCGTGTACACTCCAGACATATTTGGTGTAACTCCAACTAGTAAAGTATTTTACTTAGATGCAAATTTTGATGATACCTATTCGATTTATTTTGGAAGAGATGTCTATGGAGAGCAGCCTAAAAAGGATATTGACGTAAAAGTTCAGTATCGCTCATGTAACGGGACAGAGGCAAACGGCGCAAGCAGATTTTCAACTACGTTTAAGCCAAACGTAACAGTCTCAACTGTTGCAGTTGCTAGCGGTGGCGCCGAAAGAGAAAATCTTGAAAGCATTAAGTTTTTTGCACCCAAGTCTATTCAAATACAAGATAGGGCCGTGACAGCAAACGATTATGCTATCCTATTAAGACAGCGGTTTCCAGAAATACAATCAGTTTCCGTGTACGGCGGAGACGAGTTGGATCCTCCACAATACGGTAGAGTCGCAATCACAGTCAATTTACAGGGAGAAGGAATTCTTTCTGATACGAGTAAGAGTGAATACATAAGATATATTTCTGATAAGAGTCCTCTTACGATTGAACCAATTTTCATTGACCCAGAATTCCTCTATGTTGAAACAATAATCGACATAACATATTCAAAGAAGTTTACGACCAAGTCTACACAGGAACTAGAATCTCTCATAAGAAATAGAGTACTATCTTATAACTCCACAAACTTAGATGATTTTGGTGAGACTCTTAGATTGTCAAGGCTTGCCGCAATCATTGACGACATTGATGATGGTATTTTAAGTAACTCTCTATGTCTAAACCCGATTATCGAGTACGCACCGGTTCTTAATCTTACGCTAAATCCAAAGTTTAGATTTGATACGCCCCTAGTTAAACCGTACCCTTATCGTGCTGCGACCGGATTCGCAGACTTTAAACCCTCTATAGTTAGTACTTCGTTTACGTATAAGGGAATTAAGTCAAAACTTCAAGATAACGGTGATGGTAGCATGCAAGTAGTAAGTGCTAGTTCTATAAACACTGAAATACTAAATCCATCAGTTGGTACTGTTGATTATTCAACTGGCCTCGTTTCTCTCGTGAACTTTGTCGTAGAAGGTTTTTCTGGAAACGCAATTAAAATATACGCAGCCTCGGTGTCTGCGGATGTAAAGTCCCCTAAGAGTCGTATCCTTACGATAAGAGATGAAGATATTGTCATCAATTTCATAGAGTCCAAGTAATGTCAATAGATAAGCTAATATCCTTTCACATAGAAAGACAGTTTCCGGCGATATATCGTGAGGAGGGAGCTGAGCTAATTCAATTTGTAAAAGAATATTATAAATTTTTAGAAACAGAAGATAACCAGTCCATCTACAACAGTAGAAGAATATTTGAGTATCGTGATATTGATACAACTTTAGATCGGTTCGTCATATTTTTTAAAAATAAGTATCTTTCCGATCTTCCGTTTAATGATAATACTGTTCGCATAGTAATTAAGAACATTCTTGGCTTATATCGTAGAAAAGGATCGAAGAACGGATTAGAATTATTCTTTCGACTCTTTTACAATGAAGCTATTAAAGTATATAACCCATCAAGAGATGTCTTTAAGCCGTCGGATTCCATATGGAGAAGCGGAAGATATCTACAGATGGTACCAAACGACGGGTTATTCTCTTCTCCGCGAGCACCAGGAAAGACTTACACTTATATAGATATAATTGGAAAAAAGATTACTGGCGGTGCTTCAAAAACAAAAGCAACCGTAGATAAGATTAACTTCATACTTATCAATAATACGTTCATACCGATCATTTTTATAAATGATAGCACCGCGGACTTTTTGAATCTGGAAAACATATTTTGTGAATTAGATGGCGTGCCAATTAGTTTTGGAATTATTAACGGGTCATTAACAGCCGTAGACGTTGATACTAACTTCAGAGGAACGTTAAATAACCAAGTAGGTGATTTAGTTACATTTAGAACAGTCCCAGATGGAATTGGCGCGTACGGAACCGTCACGGAAGTATCTGAAAATTTCACTGGTATTATAGAGTACAACATTCTTGATGGTGGATGGGGTTATTCTATTGATTCAACAAAACTACTCGTTTCAAACCAAATACTCTTCTTAGATAATATCGGCGGAAAATTCAATATACTTGAAGCACTGGAAGATACTGCCGGAAACAGAGGTATAGTCATAGGACAAGACAATATATCTGTTGGTGTAAAAATGGATGCTGGTGACGAATTTTCAAACAACGCCACTATCTCCACGGTGGATAGAGTTGTAAACGTTAATATATCAGCCCTTTCTCCAGGTACTGAGATTAGAATTGTTGGTAAGAATGATACTTCTCCTGGACAGCTTTACCCGGACACAGCAAACACTGCTGACGTAATTTTGGCAGAAATAACAAATGAAGAAACCGTTTCTTTAATCTTTGATATCATAGGTGATTATGTAGGAGTTTCTCTTAATGCTGCAAACTATAATTCTCCGCCGGCCGCGCAGCCGATGTCGGGTGGGACGAATCCTGTAACTATAAACACCGTGCTATCATCCGCGTTTGACTTATTACCAGTTGAATTAGGAACTATTGTTAGATTTGATAACGTAAATCCTGGTGACAGTTATGTGAACGATGTGTTTGCAATTGCGTATGATACTCGAGTCACGCTATTTACAAAGAAGAAACAGTTAGTAACTCTAGAAAACATACCAGCTACTTTAAATGTTGGAAGTGAGATAGCCCAAGGTTTAATAAGAGGAAAGGTTATTGCTATACAAGATAGCACATTAACCGTAAGACCTTATTCATATACTGGGTTTAACGCGTCTACTTACATAACCTTTGGCGGGGCAAATTGGAACGTTGTTTCTGTTTCTCAAGATTTTTCTTCAAGCGAAATATCTGGGTTTAACGCAAATATCGATGCGGTAACATCGTTTGGTGTTGGTAGAATACGAAAAGTGTCTGTTATAGATTCTGGTTATGGTTATGGAGACAATAGAACCGCAGAAATAATTGATAAAAACGGGAATGTTGCTACCGTGGGAACAACTTCTGTTAGTGGGCAAGGTTCTTCTGGCGGGTTCTGGTCTTCTGTCAATTCGCACCTAAACGGTTATACAAAGACAATAATAGGCGACGGTGTTGATAAATATTACGACTCAGGAAAGAGAGTCCATGACAATAGATACTATCAAGAATATTCTTATGAAATTCAATCCAAGATTGATATAAGAGAATACGAAGAGCCTCTAAAACAAGTAACTCACGTCGCGGGAACAAAAGTATTTGGGCGATTTAATCTTGAAGAGATGGTAGAGTCAAACGTTAATATTAGTAATGCGACTATAGCCCAGCCAGAATAAATAGAATAAATAAAAGCAAAATGCAGGGCGCAAGCCAAGTAGAGGTTATATATGACACGAACAGTTGCAACGAGCAATTATAGATCTGGCTTGACTCGTCTATTTGTCGAGGATATAGGATTTAACAGTTACTATCTTTTTGCGTCAAAGACCTCAAACACGTCTGTCATTAATTCAAATACAAGTAAGCTAAACTTTTTAGAAAATACTCTTTTTGGAAAGAGAATTAATTCTGAAGAAGTTTTTTATATGATAAGAAACTATCCATGGCTTTCTGATACTACATACGACCAATATGACGACTCAATTGATATTAGTAAAAAGATGTACTATGCTGTAGTATACCCGGAAAACAATCAAACTGGCGACTATCGTATATACAAGTGCCTGTTTAATAACTACGGAGCAAGATCTATAAATCCGCCAAACTACAGTCTTTCTACGGCAGATCAGATCTATATTATGCCAGACGGATATGTATGGAAATTTATGTACAGCTTAAGTGAAATAGAATTTGAAAAATATAATAACTTAGGATACATTCCTATTATAAATGAAGCGAATTCTAATACAGTCGTGTCTGATACCAGTTCTGTAGATCAAATATTTGTTACAAACGCCAATACGAACAAAGGATACGAAAAAGTCCAAGGGAGTATATTCGAGATTAACTCAGTCACCGGCGAAATAGTTATTAGCGAAACCGTTGTTAATAGCTTAAGTGCAGTTGGAAACTATTATGCTGGATATACATTTTATGTAACAAATAATATCCCGAATTCAAGAGCGTACAGAGTATCTTCTTATGCATACAATCCTACAACCAAAAGAGCAACGATAAAATTAGATGAAGGTGTTCCAAACGATGGTGTGTTGGTAACAACCTCTTCATATAGTCTACTCCCACGAATTGATATAAGAGGCGATGGTTCTGGCGCAGTTGCGATTGCAAATGTTTCAAATCTTGGCGCAATAGAAACAGTCAGGGTTTTAAATAAAGGTTCTGGTTACACAAATGCAACCGCTACTGTGCCGGATCCGTTTGCATTTGATCCGGTTGCTTTTGGTTCGTTGAACGAAAGAGCAATCTTAAGACAAGTGCTGTCGCCACCTGGTGGGCATGCTTCAAACTTGGTTGACGAGCTTTCTTGCCGTCATGCTTTAGTTTATGTAGATATAACGGATTTTGATAATACTATCATTTCTTCAACTAACAAATTTGCAAGTATTGGGATAGTAAAAAATCCAGAATTTAAGACCATACAACCTAGTATATTTGATAACAGAATCGAACTAGCTCTAGATTCTCATTTGTTATCTGCAGACGAAATAGTTACCCAGATTGAAACGGCAGATACTACGAGCGAGTTTTATAACGAAGTTCGTTTTCGCGGAAAAGTTCATAATGTTTCGAATAACTTTATTTACTTGTGTGAATACATGGGTTCATTTCCTAATGACATTGGTACTTATGCAAACACTGACTTTAGTGATATATCTCTAAAAGTTAATCTTCCTCTGCTATCTCCACAGAACGAAGTTCTAGTGATAAATATCGATAACAATCCAGCGTATCCTATTGATTACGGTGTGAATTACCCTGGTTTTAGATTATCTCCATATGTACAAAGATCCGGAGAAGTTTACTATATGAGCAGCTTCGAACCAATTACTAGAACAGAAGAGTCAAGTGAACGATTCAAAATACTTCTTGAGTTTTAAGGAAACATAAATGCCGATTAATAAAGACCTTAACGTTGCACCATACTTCGATGATTTTGATCTTACGAAGCAGTTTCATAGAATTCTGTTCAAGCCTGCATTTGCTGTGCAAGCAAGAGAACTAACTCAACTACAAACGATTTTTCAGAATCAGATAGAACAGTTCGGTGATAATATCTTTAAAGAAGGATCTATCATCAAAGGTTGTAACTTTACTGAGCTGAAAGACCTAAACTACGTCAAGGTGACCGATAAAGTTGGTTTTGATCCAACTAATTATGTTGGCTTTAATGACACCGTAGAAATTGGAGCGACCGAATACGATCGAGACAATTCATTCGAACTCAGAGGTGCGGTATCTGGAGTCACGGCAAGAGTCATAGCCGGTTCTCGTGGCTTTGAAACGAGAAACCCAGATTTGAACACGTTCTATATAAACTATACATCAACATCATCCGGAAATAAAGTATTCCAGCCCGGCGAACTTATTAGAATTTTTAAGATAAGCATTGTCGAGATTGGAACTAGTATTAACAGAACTGAAGAAGAAGTAGCGACAATAAACGTCACAACGTTTTCCGGCGCAGTTGGTAACTCATTTGGTTTAAGATCAGCCCCAGGCATTCTTTTCCAGAAAGGTCACTTTCTATACGCAGAAGAGCAACTCGTCGTAATATCAAAGTACACTGGTATCCCAGACAATGTTTCCGTTGGATATACTATTGAAGAACGCATAGTGAACTCGTTCCAAGACTCTTCTCTTTTTGATAACGCAAATGGATCGACGAACCAAAACGCGCCTGGAGCAGACAGGCTTAAACTTATACCAGTTCTTACAGTTCTTCCTACAAACGTAGCCGACTCCGACACTGCATTTTTTACTCTTACTCGCTATACGAACGGTAGTCCTATTCTTCTTAGAGACGTATCTCAGTATAACGCGCTAGGTGAAGAAATGGCACGTCGCACATATGAAGAATCTGGCGACTACATAGTAAGAGACTTTAATACGAAAGTTATAAGAAGAGACGGAGCGCTAAAGGCTAGTGTTAGCAGCGGCCTAGCATATATAAAGGGTTATCGTGTTGAAAGCTTAGGAGAAGTAATTCTTAACATAGATGATATTTCAAATACTGCTATTGACCAAAGAACAAACCAAGCGGTATCATTTGATTATGGTGGTTACTTAAATCTTCTTAGTACTGCATCTTCTGGAGAAGTAACTCTAGGAGACTTCTCAACAGTATCTTTAAGAAACACGTCAAACGCTGCAGCTGGAACTGCTAGAGTTCGCAACGTAACTAATGACAAGGTGTTCCTGTTTGATATTCGTCTAACTGGTGGAAATAAAATCACTGACATTGAAAGAATACAGGGAACGAGTGGGCAATTACGAGTTTCGAATAATTCTGTAATTCAGCAAGCAAGTCAAACATCTATGATATTTGACACCGGCATGACAAGCTTGAAATCTACAAGCAATATATCGCTGCCTGTAAGAACATCTAGATCATTAACTGGGCAATCAGGAACTTCTATAATTTTATCTCCTGGTATTGGAGAAGATTTCAATTTAGACAATGATGATATACTATATGTAGACGATAATAATCTTAAGATAAATGTGCTTAGCACAATTATTTCCGGCGGTAATCTCGTGTTAACACTTGCTAGCAGCACAACGGCGGCCGCTACAGTTTATTTTAATAAGAGAATCGTGAGTGCTACTCCTTTCACAAAAGTTTCTACGGATCTTTTTGTAAAATGTACTTTCGCAAACACCGATATAAATGATTCTTCAAAGTTTAATCTTGGGTTCCCAGATGTTTACGAGATATCGTCGATTGTAGATTCGTTAAATAATAACGTGACTGACAGCTTTAGATTAAGAACAAACCAAAAAGATAACTATTACGATCACTCTTACATAGAATTTATACCAGGAAGACCCGCTCCTTCTTCTGGCCTAATGACTGTTAGCATGAAAGCATTTAAATTAAATGATACTGGAGGACAATACTTCTTCACCGTAAATAGCTACGTTGGATCAGGAGTTCCTAATAATAAGGTTCAGATATTTAAAACGAGTGGCGGCAAAACTTTCAATCCGCGTGATTGTATAGATTTTAGACCATATGTTGATCCAAAGAGTGGCGCAAACTACACAAATGCGGCGTTAATAGGAACGGCACCAACCGTTAGTAGCTCTACAACCGGTGTAAATCTTGCACCAGTATTTACTCTGCCAGGCGGTCGTGAAATACTTACTCCAGCATTTAGGCAGTTTGCTGAAATTGATTACGAATACTATCTAAATAGAATCGACGCAGTGACTGTAGATTCTTACGGTAAGATAGAAGTAGTAAAGGGAACCGAAGCCGAAATTGCGGTAGTGCCAAATATAACCGGCGATCATATAAAGATATCGGAAATATACATTCCAGGTATACCTGCTTTAACGCCAGACGAGGCGGCAGCTCAAAATCAACTCAAGTATTCAGTTAAGTTGACCCCTAAGGGAACTCACAGATATAAGATGAAAGATATTGAGAATATCGAAAAGAAACTTGATAATCTAGGATATTATGTTCTTTTATCAGCTCTTGAGGCCGATACTCAAAACTTAAATATAACAGACGAGAACGGGCTGTCCAGATTTAAAAATGGTATCGTAGTAGATCCATTTAATGACCTTAGTATCGCAAATCTTGAGAACACCGAGTTTAATGCTGCTTTAGACTTTACAGAAAAGTCTCTTATGCCAGCCGTTAAGACATATCCGTTGAACCTTAGGTACAATTCATCTTCGTCTGCTTCTTTATTCCCGTCAACATCAGACGCAAAAGTAGCAACACTTCAGAGAAATACAGACGTTGCAGTTCTTTCGCAACCGTACGCAACGGAATTTAGAAACTGCGTCAGTAATTTTTATAGTTATCTTGGTCAAGGCATACTCAAACCGGAATACGATTCTGCATATGATACAGTTACAAATCCAGTCAATATAGATATTGATCTAGTAACTCCGTTCCAACAGTTCACAGACGCACTTCAAGAATTTATACCTCTTACGTCAACAAACAGCACTATCATTGGCAGCACCCTGATAGATCCAGGAAGACGAAGTGTTATAGGTAGAAGAGGAACTGGGGCTACTTGGGAAGATAGGTGGGAAGACACGACTAGAACCGTCAGTCCTACTGGTGTGCAGGTAATCGAACAGTCAGTTGGTGATTTTGTTACAAACTTTAGCTTTAATCCTTACATGCGTTCCAGAGCAGTTAGAGTGTATATGGCCGGGCTTCGTCCAAATACCATTCATTACTTCTTCTTTGATAAAGTTGATGTAAATCAATATATCATTCCTGGGAATAGGGTCGATAATGTAGATACAATACGTAGATTCGGTTCTGCTGGAGATACAGTAACTTCTGATGAAAACGGTGTGGTTCGCGCAATATTCTTACTGCCACCAAAGACATTCTTTGTAGGGGATAGAAAGTTAGAAGTAGTTGATGTAGATCAATACGAGTCAATCGAAAGTAGCTCTACATCATATGGTGAAGTAACATACAGAGCATATAACTTCTCTGTTGAAAAATCTTCGCTTACAGTCTCAACTAGAACTCCTCAATCATTTATAAGTGAAACTACCACTGATAGAACATCTATAAGAAGAGCTCTACCTCCACCTCCTATTCCTGATCCACCATCGCCAACACCTCCAACTAGACCACCTGCGGTGAGAGGCCGAGGAAAAGATCCTATTGCACAGACATTCTTCGTAAAAAGCGGCATGGGTCTTGGATCAAACTCGATATTTGTTTCAAAACTAGATCTTTTCTTTAAGAGAAAGAGCGTCATAAACGGCGTGAATGTTGAAATACGAGAAGTCATAAACGGTTACCCATCATATACTGTGCTTCCGTTCTCAAGGGTGCATTTAACACCGTCGCAAGTTCTAACTTCAGACGATGCGTCTGTTGTTACTACCGTAACATTCGAGACTCCTGTAAGACTTGACGTTGAAAAGGAATACGCGTTTGTAGTGTTACCAGATGCTTCAGATCCAGACTATCTTATATTCACATCTAAAGTTGGCGGTGTTAACCTAACACCTGGCTCAAACCAAGGACTACCGGTTGTTCAAGACTGGGGTGACGGGGTTCTGTTTACCTCTACAAACGGAACTGCTTGGTATTCATATCAAGATGAAGATATTAAGTTTGCCCTATATCGTCATAACTTTAATGCTAGTACAGGATCGGTCACTCTTGTTAATGACGATCACGAGTTCATTAGCTTAAGTTCTACATCGGGTGTCTTTAATACTGGCGAACAAGTATACACCATAGAGTCAAGAGACGGTTCTACTTCAAACACGGTAGGTGTAACTAGCGGAAATAACTTTATCACTGGTACAAATCTATCAGCCACGTACTCAAGTGGGGATTATATACTCTTAAACGACGGCGTTTCAAATAAACAGATCTTCAGAGTTAACAGTTCAAACTCTACAGTTATCGTTGCCGATAGTCCGGCATCATTCACAGATAGCCTTGACGCGGTTCCAATTACTCTTGGAACTCTAGTTCATTACAATTCCAAGTATCCGGACTTCATAATTCTTGAGGGATCCACCGCAACATCTACAAGAAAGTTTACGTCAAGTGATACGATCTATGGATTTGATAGTGAAGCTGAAGCTACTGTGTTAAGTATAGATGACGTTAACTTTAGTTACTTGCAACCTTCTATTACAAGAACAAACAATAGTGTGACTAGAACAACTCTCAGTGGAACTTTCGTAGACCCAGCGGTTACTACAAATACATATACTAAAGATACGCCATTCAATGATAAGACTGTATTTACTGAAAAAGGAATGGTCGTATTTAGTAAATCAAATGATATAACAAGAGCAAAGGGTCTTTATTTCACCGTAAACATGTCTAATGGTGAAAATGTAACTTCTACACCGTTTATAGACGTAGAGATGGCATCTGTCCTCGCATATCAATACAAGATTACAAATGATCCTGCGACAACTTCAAAATATATATCCAAAACGGTAGAATTAGTTGAAAGTCTTGACGCGGAAGATATGCAGATATATGTTACCGCCTATCGTCCAAACGGAACCGATGTTCGAGTGTATATAAAACCACAGGCAGCAGAAGATCCTAGCGTATTTGAAACTAACAGTTGGATAGAACTAGAATTGACTCAAGGAGTGAATCAGTTCTCATCCGTTAGTAATATAAGAGACTTTAGGGAGTTTGTGTTTACGGTTCCTAATACTGCAAAAACAAGCGGAGTGCTAACATATACAAACAGCATCTCAACGTTTGAAGGTTACCGCCGTTTTGCGATAAAAATAGAACTTCTTTCTGAAGATATTTTTAAAGCGCCTAGGTTGTTGGATTACAGAGGAATAGCACTAACATGATTAGAGACAATTCATCAAAAGCGTTAGTCAATAACGACGTGTCAGCTCTTAATAAATACAAGATAGAAAGAGATAAGCTAAGACAGTACGATCGTCTTTGCCAGGATGTAGTAGCAATAAAAAAGACTCTCTCTCTTCTCTGTGAGAGACTAGACATAAAAGATGGTATTTAAGAAATGGCAAAACCAGGTTTAACACAGGTCACTACCGCGCAAACTTTCCAAGCGTGGTTAGATAAGACGAATGATATTGTGGATATTTTTAAGACCGATGCGGTAACAGCTTCTGCTCTAGGTGACACTACTACAGGTAACGCAACTCTTGTAGGTTCATTCACCGCCAATACGGTAATAGCGTTTAATACATTAAGAACTGATGCTATTTCCCCAAAGGCTGGGTCAACTTCAATATCTGCTTCGGCTCCGATAAACATAACAGATTCGACTCAAGTTCTTCAAACTCTTACGAGTACAGCCGGACCTAGAGTAAACTTTTCTTCATCTTCTAATATATGGCAAACAGGATTTGAAGACACCGCAACCAACAACTTTATCATTGATATTGGCGGCGGGGCTGCAAAGTTAAGACTAACAACGGCAGGTGATCTCAGTGTTGCCGGTAGTATAACTTCTGGAAACGGCGGCTTTGTTGGAAATCTTACTGGTAATGCTGACACTGTAACAAATGGCGTGTACACGGTTGGAAATCAGACAATAGCCGGTGTGAAAACATTTAGTAGCAACATTGTAGGAAATCTTACTGGTAACGCATCCACTGCAACTACCGCTGGGGCATGGACAACCGCGAGAACTCTTACGCTTGGTGGCGATTTAACTGGTAACGTTAGTATCAAAGGTGATCAGAACGTTACATTGACCGCAACGATAAGTGGAGGCGCCGCTAGCACCGCCGATTCGTGGACAACCGCAAGAACTCTTACACTTGGTGGCGATTTATCTGGTAGTGTTAGTATCAAAGGTGATCAGAACGTTACATTAACCGCAACCGTAGCACCGAACAGTGTTGCTCTTGGAACGGATACAACTGGTAACTACGTTGCAGGATTAACACAGGGTAACGGTATTTCTATAGGAGGTACTGCCGGTGAAGGTTGGTCGCCGACTGTTAGCATGTCTGGGTCATACACCGGAACATTTACTGCTTCTGGTGACATTACGGCCTTTTCTGATATAAGAACAAAGAAAAACGTTTTAACTATAGAAAACGCTCTTGAAAAAACTCTAGCTTTAAGAGGAGTCACGTTTTCTAGAATAGATGACGAAGAAGAAACGCGAAAAATTGGTTTAATCGCGCAAGAAGTTGAATTGGTGTTACCAGAAGCAGTTGTTACAAATGAAGACGGGTTTAAAACTCTTGCTTACGGTAATATAGTCGGTCTTCTTATTGAGGCAGTCAAAGAACTCCAAGCAGAGATAAAGGCAATTAAAAACGTTAGTTAAAACTGTTTGGCGATGTGTTATAATTAGAGAGTAGGTGTATCTATATAATGCTTACCATATAACAACCGCAAGACAAACATAATGTTTTTATGTCTTCGATATAAATAAAAGAAAAAGAGGTTTCTTTCTATGTCTAAAATATCAGAACTTGGTAGGATTACTGGCAGTCTCACAAAATCCAAAGATTTGTTTGTTACTGTTAGTCTAGATCAAGGCGACGATGGAACAAAGACTCTTACTCGCGCCGAGTTAGTAAATGCGGTTCAGCAAGAAATTTTCGATACGATCAAGATCGATGGCGGCGATTACATTCAAAATATTCCGTTGAATAATGTAACTATCGACGATTCTGCGGTGCAAGATTCTACAATACAAGATTCTATAATCGATGATTCCGTTATTAACAATCCAAACATAAATGTAGACACAGAATTCACACCTAGCATCTCCGGCGACGACTATTTTTATCTAAAGGATATATCTTTAGGTGAAACCGTCGCGATGTCGTATTCGCAATTATATGACGAAATTTCAAAATCTGTAAAAAAAGCAAAAAAGATATATGTTAGCGTTGATGGGAACGATAACAATCCCGGAAGCTATATGCAGCCTGTTGCCACGCTAGAAAAAGCGGTACAGATGGCTAACGCCGCGTCCTTAACAGTACCAACTGATATACTAGGAAGAAAATTAGTACACATTTCAGTAAATCCTGGATCGTACTATACAAACGGAGAGCTGTCTCTTCCTGATTGGTGTTCCGTAACTTCATCTTCTGGTCAGTATACAACAAACATAGTTATGAACAATGGATACGAATCAAAGAATTGCTTTCTTCTTGGTTCTGGTTGCTATGTGCAAGGTTTTTCTTTCTTTAACTTTAAAGTAGATAACTTCGACGATCCTACTGGCGGTTTTGCCTTTGCATTTAGACCAGGCGTAAAAATTACAAGATCTCCTTACCTCAGAGACTGTAGCCAAATATCAAATTATTTCGAAAGAGATATACCCCCTCTCTTAAATCCTTTCAATAGTAGAGGAACTATCGACGATCTTGGGTACGAATTAACTATTTCGAATGTTTCGCCGAGTGCGAGCAAGTTTGAAGTTGGTGATAGAATAGAGACTAGTAACGGTGTTGCTGGTGTCATATCCAGAATAGCAGAAATCGGCAGTGGTACCATCTATGTTAGAAATAACACAGGTCTTTTTGAATCAAACACTTCTATAACAACATCATCTGGCGGAACTGCGACGATTACAGATGTTGGGGAAGAAGATTATCCAAATAAAGACGTTGGGCGTGGCGGTGGTATGATACTCGCGGATCGCGCTCACGTCGATCAAGATTCGTTATTCCCATACATACTTGCGTTCGGCGCAACACCAAGAACTCAAAACGGTATTGGATATGTTGCGAAGAACGGCGCAGGCATTAACGGTATCAGCTCTCTATCGATCTTTTCAAGATGCTCTTTCTACGCCCTAAACGGTGGACAGATTACTCTAAACAACTCTGGAACACAGTTTGGCGATATATCTATGAGAGCAAAGGGTTCTACACCGGTTTTCAATCCTTATCAGACTTCAGTTTTACTATCTTCAAATACGGTTTTAGCTGACACTCTTACAAACAGCGCAAATACAATCATAGATGACTTAATAGATAACTACATTACCGCCAATACATCAGTTGGTGGTTTAGGTCTTCAAACTTATAACTCAACAAAATGCGAAAGAGACGTTGGGTATATTCTAGAAGGAGTCGGATACGATCTTGCTCTCGGAACGAACTATTGGTCCATCGTAAACGGCATCGCGTACAGAAGAGCAGAATCAGAAATCGTTGTGGATGAACAACTCGTCGAAACATCCGGCGCAATTGAATATCTTAAGACCACCGTCGCCGAGCTGTTAGAAGAAAGCCCAGAGAGCGTAACTCGAACAGACGATTCTTTCGATGAAATTATAGACATTCTAGAAAACGGCATAGCTTCTGCAGATGCGCTCGTATTCTCAAGCACAGGAAACACAAACTTTAATAAAGCAAGACTCTTGCTAATTGCAAATAGAACACTTATCAGAAACAGAGTAATAAGCTATATTAACACCACGTATCCGGCATTAGTATACGACGAAACATTATGCAGCAGGGATACAGGGTTTATCGTTGACGCGTTAACACACGATCTTAACTATAACAGTAACATAGCTACGATAGTAAATGCTGACGCGTATTTCACAAACGCAGTTAGCACGCTGCCAGTTGACCAAAGAGCTCCTACTGCAGACGCAATTAGATTCTTAGGTACGATTTGTTCTTCAATTATGTTGGGCACTCTTAGCGGTCAATCAACCGCTTCGGGCATCGCGACACAGGCTGAAGCAAACAGATGTATAGAACTAACAGGCATAATAGAAAGAGTGATATCTAAGAACAGTCTTCAAGAACTTCCTGGTGCTCAAGAGCCAGATCTTTCATGGGTTAGCACAGTTTATAAAAATAGCAAGGAACTAATTGAAAAGAACGTAAAGAAGTTAAAGAAGCTAACGGTTGCGTTTGTTAACTCTGAATACAACTTCATAGATGACAATTTAACTCGAAGAGATGCGCGAAATCTCATAACATCAATAGCGAACGATTTTAAACTTGGAAGACAAACAGGAACTAGAATATTTACAGCCGGATTGTTTAACTTCCAAGGTAAGCACGTGTTTTCAGTATTCAACCCAAACACGGTTGGATTAAATTACATCGGAAGTTATGCTTCTACTTCTGCGGTTAGTGCGACCACCGTCAATGTTAATGATGCCATCATAGTATACTCGTCACCATCTAACTTGTATGCAGGTACGGTTTACTATTCAAACGGTTCTGCCTGGGTTTCAGATGGAGCGAATGACGTCGATCTATTAAATGCCTTCACTGGATCGTTTAATCACATAAGAACGTATATTAAAAACAACATCACAACATCGGTAGCAAACGAAACTATGCTAGACGGATTGATAGACGACGTATTGATTGCCAGTGTAAGAAATCCTAGCGTTATTAATTTTGGAAGTCTCGTTGAAAGTCTTTCGCATCAATTCAACCTTGCATCAGCCGGTGTTAACATAAATGCGCTTCCACTAAACTTTAGAAGACTAGGTGCGCCGATTTCAGCATCTGCTTCTGTATCTCAAGAAGATGGTGGACGAGTAAGATGGTCCGGTGCAGACGAATTAAATAACCAATACTTCGCAAGAGGTCTTAAAATCAATGGTAGAACCGGTCGCCTTGAAGGAAGACCGTTTACATCTTCAGTTAGAAAACTAGCTCGTAGGGCTTCAAATAGTAGGGCAATCTTATGACAGCAAACACTGTAATCACGACAGTTAGAACATCGCAGTCTCCGGACGCAAAACCAGTAGCAGTAAATAAAACGCTAACAACAAATTTTGTTGAAATTATTTCAGTGCCTGATTTTGAAGTACCAGAACTTGTGTTTGGTGGTAGCTTTATAACCGCGCCTGGTGTAGCAGAAGTTATATCTCCACTTATGATTTCAAATAAAACACCAAATACCGTGTATGTAGATCTTCAGATATATCGTCTATATGATTACTCTACAGATCCAGTCACATCCGTCACTGGCACATTTTCTCTAGCAACAAACATACCAATTCCAGGATACGACGTGCTTCCGTTTCCACTCAATGGACAGTTCTTCTATAATGGAGATCTTCTTGAGGCGAAGGCGAGTACAAACGATGCTATAGACATTACATTATCGTTTACACTTGGGCAAGCAGAAGAATACTTGGAGGATTGATATATGACTCTTAAGACACTAAGAGGTAAAATTCCAATAATAGGGCCTGCTATTAAGCAGGCACTACCTATTCAATTAGATCCTACTGCATATGAAGGTTCTATTTTATACGCAGAAGATGGTGCATTAAGAATATCTGATGGAGCTAATTGGAACGTTGTAAGTCCAGGATCACAGGGTATTCAAGGCGTACAGGGTATTCAAGGCATACAAGGCATTGGCTCCCAAGGCATACAGGGCCCGCAGGGCGTACAAGGTATCCAAGGTTTTCAGGGCGTACAAGGGAATTTAGGGCCTGGTATTAATATCATTGGTTCCGTACCAGATGTAAATGTGGCTCCTCCAAATAACCCTCAAACTACTTTAAATGCCGCCTTTCCAGCAGCTTTAGCTGGCGACGCAGTAATTGACGAAGCACTAGGTGATGTCTGGGCATATAACGGCACAACTTGGATTAACGGTGGAGAAATAAGAGGCCCACAGGGTATACAAGGTACTCAAGGTATACAAGGTCTTCAGGGTAGCAATGGAAACACTGGCGGTCAAGGTACTCAAGGTTTTCAAGGTACTCAAGGTTTTCAAGGTACTCAGGGTATAAGAGGCGACGAGGGAATTCAAGGTACGCGAGGCTTTGTGGGAGAGCAAGGCACTCAAGGCATTCAGGGATCGCAAGGTGTTCAGGGTGATTTAGGAAACCAAGGTACTCAAGGTATTCAGGGCCCACAGAGTGTGCAGGGACCTCAGGGTGTACAAGGTAATTTAGGAAACCAAGGTACTCAAGGACTTGAGGGCGCAGCAGCATTCCAGGGCATCCAGGGTACACAGGGTCCTACTGGTATTCAAGGTGCGACTGGCGTTCAAGGTACAACTGGTTCGCAAGGCATTCAGGGTACAACTGGAACTCAGGGAACGATCGGTACTCAGGGAGCAACCGGTGTACAAGGAACGACAGGCACACAAGGTCTTACTGGAACACAGGGCCTTGGTGGTACTGGAACACAAGGTTTTCAAGGTACAACAGGCGAACAAGGAACGACGGGTACACAAGGTACAACTGGAACACAAGGAACTATTGGATCTCAAGGTGTCAGTGGAACAGTCGGCGGAACCGGTGTACAGGGAACTCAAGGACTCCAAGGCAATCAAGGTGAACAAGGACTTCAGGGAACTCAGGGTGAACAAGGAACTACTGGCTCGCAAGGTGTTGATGGTACTATCGGAGGCACCGGTGTACAGGGAACTCAAGGGACGACAGGCGAACAAGGAACTACTGGCTCGCAAGGCGTTGATGGTACTATCGGAGGCACCGGTGTACAGGGAACTCAAGGGACGACAGGCGAACAGGGAACGACCGGAACCCAGGGTGCTGGCGGTGGTACAGGAAGTACTGGTGTACAGGGTACACAGGGAACGACCGGTGCGCAAGGTACTACTGGAACGCAGGGAATAACCGGATCTCAAGGTACTACAGGCTCGCAAGGAATTTCTGGAGCAGCCACTACAGTAAGCGATGATACAGCTCAACAACAGGAACGGTCACCGATCTTAATGTTTCTTCGTCTAAATTATTCTTTAATCCATCTACCGGCCAGTTGAACGCAAACGAATTCAACTCGCTATCGGATATTACATACAAAGAAGATTTCCAAACGATAGATAGCGCTACAGACATACTCGATAAAATAAAGGCATATCAGTTTACGTGGAAAAACACTGGTGTTAAAAGCTACGGTGTAATTGCGCAAGAACTTGAAAAGTTACTACCAGAACTAATAAACAATACGCATGGTTCTAAGTATGTCAACTATATTCCTCTAATTGCTATCTTGTTAGAAGGATATAAAGATCTTTCTAGTCGCATAAAGAGTTTAGAAAAAGAATAAATATACACGACAGCCGAGTATCCTACGTGGACGCGAAGATGGCTTGATGATTGAATCAGTGATCGCCGCTTTGTCTCCAAGTATATATTCCGGGTGTAACTGGCCAATTAAGATATAACACAACGGACGCAACATTCGAAGGTTTTAACGGGACTGCGTGGGGCCCGCTAGGGGGTGGTGCTGACGAACTTGCAAGAACTCTGGCAACGTTGGCGCTACCATAATGACTGTAGGAATACAACCACTCGTAGATGAAGTAAATACAAATGTAGCAGGGGCGTTAACAACCCTAGAGCAGTTGCAACTCGCGAGTGTAATGCAAGATTTTGATCAAGGATTTACAAAGTGCGTAGCTAACTGCGCAGCGCTTCCAGCTGCAGCTGATAACAAAGGTCGTTGGATCTTTCTTCAAGACGTTTGCAGTTATCGTTGGAGCGACGGGACAGCTTGGTCAAGAGATTTTGCTAGTATTGAACAAAATATTGCTTTTTCATTTGGATGCAATGCTGATAACCAGCTGGGTGACAGAACCACAACCAACAGATCTTCTCCAGTGTCAGTCTTAGGTGATGTCTTATACTGGTGTCAGGTGAGCGCTGGTAATGGATTTAATATTGGAGTTCGCAGTGATATGACTGCTTGGGGTTGGGGCTGTAACGCAGGGGGCGAACTAGGTGACTGTACTAGCGTTAATAGAATCATACCTAGGCCAGTCGTTGGTGGCTTTGGTGACTGGTGTCAGGTTAGTGCCGGAGCAAATCATAGTATAGGTGTTCGTCAGAATGGAACTGCTTGGGCCTGGGGGTTGGGATCATGTGGTCAGCTGGGTGATGGAACTTCAGTAAGCAAGTCTTCTCCAGTATTAGTCGTCGGCGGTTTTACGGACTGGTGTCAAGTAAGCGCCGGTGAACACTTCATACTTGGTGTTCGTCAAAATGGAACGGCCTGGGGTTGGGGTTGTGGTAGTGGAGGTCGTCTCGGTAACGAAACAACAGTCAATAAATGTTCTCCAGTATCAGTCGTTGGCGGTTTTAGTGACTGGTGTCAGGTTAGCGCTGGGTCCGCTCACAGTCTAGGTGTTCGACAGAACGGGACCGCTTGGGCCTGGGGATGTAATACTTGTGGCCCACTGGGCGACGGCACTACAGTTGATAAATCTTCTCCTGTGTCAGTCGTAGGTGGCTTTACCGACTGGTGTCAGGTTAGTGCCGGAGCAAATCATAGTCTAGGTGTTCGACAGAATGGAACTGCTTGGGGTTGGGGTGCTGGCGCTGACGGACGCATTGGTAACGGAACTATAGTTAGTGTATCTTCTCCAGTGTCAGTCGTCGGCGGGTTCACGGACTGGTGTCAAGTAAGTGCCGGGCTTGGGCACAGTCTAGGCGTTCGCCAAAATGGCACCGCTTGGGCTTGGGGACAGGGTTCAACTGGTCGTCTTGGTGATGGCACGGTCGTAAACAAATCTTCTCCAGTGTCAATCGCTGGCGGACTAACCGGTTGGAGATGCGTAAGTATATATACAAATGGTAATCATAGCTTAGCTGTTAGATCTGATAGTACGAAGGGTTTTTAATATGAACGTAACGAATCTAATACTCAATCTTAAATCAAAAATCGGCGATGCTACGATTGATCAGCAGATGCTTTCAAAAGCAATAAAATTGTTAGAACTTGGTACTATTGAATCAGTTTCATCATTTTCAAGTCTTCCGAACGCTGCTACAACAGGCAGAGATAAATTATACTTGGTTGAGTTTGACGGCCTATACAAAACTAACGGAACTTATTGGGCGCCTTTTGCTCAGGATTTTTCACCAGCTTTTTCCTGGGGATGTAATACTTGTGGCCCACTGGGCGACGGCACTACAGTTGATAAGTCTTCTCCAGTGTCAGTCGTTGGTGGCTTTACCGACTGGTGTCAGGTAGATGCAGGTCACAACCATAGTCTAGGAGTTCGTACTAACGGAACTGCTTGGGCTTGGGGTCAAGGCTCAGATGGTCGCCTTGGTGACGGAACAGCAGTCAATAAATCTTCGCCTGTGTTAGTCTCTGGAGGATTTAGTGACTGGTGTCAGGTAAGCGTTGGATATATGCAAAGTATAGGAGTTCGACAGAACGGGACCGCTTGGGCTTGGGGTGCTGGTATTGGCGGACAACTTGGTGATAATACAATAGTTGATAAGTCTTCTCCAGTTTCAGTCGTAGGTGGCATTACAGACTGGTGTCAAGTAAGTGCTGGGGAATGCTACAATTTAGGAGTGCGCCAAGGTGGGGGCGCTTGGGCGTGGGGATCGGCAATCAACGGGAAACTAGGCGACGGAACAACAGTCGGTAAATCTTCGCCAGTATTAGTAGCAGGCGGTTTTAGTGACTGGTGTCAGGTAGATGCAGGTAACTACCATAGTCTAGGAGTTCGACAGAACGGGACTGCTTGGGCTTGGGGCACTGGTTGCCGTGGGCAGGTTGGTGACGGAACAACAGTTAATAAATCTTCTCCTGTGTTAGTCGTAGGTGGCTTTACCGACTGGTGTCAGGTTAGTGCCGGATTTGTTCACAGCATAGGAGTTCGTCAGAATGGAACCCTGTGGGCATGGGGGCAAGGGGTAGGAGGTCTACTAGGTGATAACACTGTAGTTGCTAAATCTTCTCCAGTGTCAGTCGTTGGAGGTTTTACAGATTGGTGCCAAGTGAGTGCTGGAGGTGTTCACAGTTTGGGTATTCGCACAAATGGAACAGCTTGGGCTTGGGGTTGCGGCACAAATGGTCGCCTTGGTGATAATACAACAGTTAATAAATCTTCGCCTGTGTTAGTCTCTGGAGGATTTAGTGACTGGTGTCAGGTAAGTACTTTTGTCACTAGCGCAGCAATTAGGAGAACGAATGTATGAACTTAGCACAATTTCAAATATTACTCCAAAAAGCAATCGACAGTTCAAGTAATACACTCGATTACCTATTTCTATCAAGAGCAGTCCAAACTCTAGCCGTAGGACAGGTAAGAGAAGTTGCCACATACGCAAACTTACCTTCAGCTGCATCTAACGAAGGACTGTTAGTATTCGTAACGGCGGATGAAAGGATTTATTGGAGTACTGGAACTGGCTGGTATAATCTTATCGATGAAAATAAAGGAATTGCGTATGCATGGGGTGGTGGGTTTAGAGGTAAACTAGGTGATAATACAGAAGTCAATAAATCTTCTCCAGTTTCAGTCATTGGTAGCTTTACAGACTGGTGTCAAGTAAGCGCCGGTGGTAGTCACAGTATTGGCCTTCGCTCTAACGGAACTGTCTGGGCATGGGGGTGTAGTGCATATGGCCGCCTCGGTGATAACTGCACTGTTCTACCAAGTTCTTCTGGTAGATCTTCACCAGTATCAGTAGTCGGCGGTTTTACAGACTGGTGTTATGTAAGTGCCGGGGATGACCACAACTTAGGTGTTCGTACTAATGGAACTGCATGGGGTTGGGGAAACCCGTGCCATGGGGTACTAGGTAACAACTTCAACGGTTCCATTAATGTTATTGATGGAACCGGTGGTTTCTCTTCTCCTGTGTCAGTCGTAGGTGGCTTTACAGACTGGTGTCAAGTGAGCGCTGGGAACGCTCACAGTCTAGGTGTTCGACGGAACGGGACCGCTTGGGCTTGGGGATGCGGTAGTTACGGTCTTCTTGGCGATGGCACTACAGTATGCAAGTCTTCTCCAGTATTAGTCGTCGGCGGTTTTACGGACTGGTGTCAGGTAGATGCAGGTGGCGGTCGCAACTTAGGTGTTCGCCAAAATGGAACTGCATGGGGTTGGGGTTGCGGCTCCAATGGTCGCCTTGGTGACGGAACAACAGTTAATAAATCTTCTCCAGTGTCAGTAGTTGGAGGCTTTACCGACTGGTGTCAGGTTAGCGCTGGGTCCGCTCACAGTCTAGGTGTTCGTACTAACGGAACCGCTTGGGCGTGGGGAGCGGCTTTCTGCGGGAAACTAGGCGACGGAACAACAGTCAATAAATCTTCGCCAGTATCAGTCGTCGGTGGGTTCTTTGACTGGTGTCAGGTTAGTGCCGGAGCAAATCATAGTCTAGGTGTTCGCCAGAATGGAACCGCTTGGGCATGGGGAATTGCTGCTTGCGGCGTTTTAGGATCTGGTGCGCCTGCCAATGCATCTTCTCCAGTATCAGTCGTCGGTGGCTTTACAGACTGGTGTCAAGTAAGCGCTAGCAATTATCACAGCTTAGCTCTAAGAAGAACAAATTTCGTATAATGATAATTACAAAGGAGAAAATAAATGTATGCAGTAGTTTATAACGATAGAGTAATTGTCGGACCAATGGATTGGAACCGCGCAATTTTTCAAGGATCTCTAGAAAAAGAAAATGTCACGGCTGGCATTCCTAGAGTAGCGCCAGAAACTCTTCCATATATTATTAATGAAGACACAAGAATTGCACTAGTAGAAGAACAGAGACCAGAAATCAATCCTATGGTAGAATACTACTATGGACCACAGTGGGATCTTTCCGGTGACAAGGCGGTCGCAGTATATGAAGTAGTAGATACACTAGTTGATTTCGCTCGCGATAATTTTAAAACTAAAGCGGCCGAAGCAAGATGGAAAAAAGAAACAGCTGGAACGAAAATAAATATACAAGGTACCGAAGTTAGTCTAGATACTAGCCGTGACGGAAGAAATATTTTCATACAGAAGTATTCTATTATGACGGAAGAAGAAGTTGCAAATTGGAAATTCCCAGAAGGTTGGCTCACTCTTACAAAGAGCGATCTTGGTTCTATTGTTTCTGCCGGTTCGAGTTATATTCAAAGTTGCTTTGACTGGGAGAAAACAATTAATGATGAAATTAATGCAGCGACATCAAAAGAAGAATTGGTATCTATTGGTGAACAAATAGCGGAACAGATGGTAGAATAATATGCCCCCAATCGATAAACCAGGTTTGGTATCAAAACTAACGACCGTAGTTAATACTGCGTATGAAACCGGGTCATATCTTGTTGAAGACGTATTAGCAACATCTTTATCTATGACTGCACTGAGTGAGATTAATATTGTCACTGTATCTGACGTACTTTCATTGCCGAATCTTAAATATTACGATTCGCCAAACGCAATGATCTATTACGTTAACGATATAGACGTATTTGCGGTAAGTTCTAATTTTAAGTGGCTAACACTTGACGGCAGGCTTCTAAGGCAGGATACCACATACGGAAAAATTTGGTCTTGGGGAAATAACAATCTTGGCCAACTAGGTGATAGTACAGCAGTTTCTAAATCGTCTCCGGTATCAACTGCACCATCTGGTTGGTGTCAGTTAAGCGCTGGCGAATGTCATAGTTTGGCCGTCTGTACAAATGGTACAGCATGGGCTTGGGGTTCAAACTTTTTAGGTAAACTTGGTGACAATACTGCTGTCACCAAGTCTTCTCCAGTGTCAGTAGTTGGCGGCTTCACAGACTGGTGCCAAGTTAGTGCTGGGAACTATCATAGTCTAGGTGTTCGCACTAATGGAACGGCTTGGGCTTGGGGGGCAAACACTTTTGGGCAGCTAGGTGACTGCACTACAGTCGCAAAGTCTTCACCAGTATCAGTAATTAGCGGTATTACAGGGTGGTGTCGTGTAAGCGCAGGCACACTGTTTAGTATCGGAATTAGAGCAAACGGTGAAGCGTTTGGTTGGGGCAATGCCGGGTCTGGCCGTCTTGGGGATGGTACCACAGTTTCTAAATCTTCGCCTGCTCTAATTTCTGGAGGATTTAATAACTGGTGTCAGGTTAGTGCTGGCGGAGGTCATGCACTAGGAGTGCGTACCAATTCATCCGTTTGGGCTTGGGGAGGAAACTCTTTCGGTCAACTCGGTGATAACACGGTAGTTTCTAAATCTTCTCCAGTACAAGTAGTCGGTGGTTTTAATAACTGGCGCGAGGTAAGCGCTGGTGGGTGTCACAGCCTTGGCCGCAGATCTGATGGAACTTTATATGCCTGGGGGAATGGTTGCTGCGGCAACCTCGGAGACAACTGCACAGTTTCCAGATCATCTCCAGTGTCAGTCTCTGGAGGATTTACAGACTGGTGCCAAGTAAGCGCAGGATGCTGCCATAATATAGGTGTTAGAACTAATGGCACAGTCTGGGCTTGGGGTGTCGGGACATGTGGTCGTCTAGGAGACAATGCTGTCGCTAATAGATCTTCGCCAGTATCAGTCGTTGGTGGCTTTACAAGCTGGTGCGCGGTTAGTGCAGGTAACGACCATAGTCTAGGGATAATAAGCTTATGATAAATTCACAAAACCTCATAAATAAAATTTGTGCTTGCATAAGTGGAGGCGGGCTCACAGCGTTACAAACTTGCCAAACAAACGGTGCCTTAACTATTCTAAGTAATCCTGTATCTAGCGTAGCAAGTTTTGCTAACTTGCCAAACGCAGTAACATACGCAGGAAGACTGATATATGTTAATGATGAAAACCGCTATTATCACGCGGTAGACGGATATTGGTTTAATAATCTCACTAGTGAAGTTTTTAACTATCGCCCAGACATTTATGCTTGGGGATATAATGCCACAGGTGGGCTTGGCGACGGAACCGTAGTCAACAGATCTTCTCCAGTATCAGTCGTTGGCGGCTTTACAGATTGGTGTAATGTAAGTGCCGGATACCTCCACGGTTTAGGTGTTCGTACTAATGGAACCGCTTGGGCATGGGGAGTTGTTGGCGGCTTTACAGACTGGTGTCAAGTGAGCGCTGGGAACGCTCATAGTCTAGGTGTTCGTACTAACGGAACTGCTTGGGCATGGGGTCCTGGGACATACGGTCGCCTCGGTGACAACAGCACAGTTTCCAGATCATCTCCAGTATCAGTTGTTGGCGGCTTTACAGACTGGAGTCAAGTAAGCGCTGGGGGCAGTCACAGTCTAGGTATTCGACGAAATGGAACGACTTGGGCATGGGGGGATGGAGTATCCGGTCGTCTTGGTGACGGAACAACAGTCAATAAATCTTCTCCTGTGTCAGTCGTAGGTGGCTTTACAGACTGGTGTCAAGTGAGCGCTGGGGGCGGTCGTGCGGCGGGCGCTCACAGTCTAGGTGTTCGTACTAATGGAACTGCATGGGCTTGGGGGGATGGAACATGCGGTCGCCTTGGTAATAATACAATAGTCAACAGATCTTCTCCAGTATCAGTCGTTGGCGGCTTTACCGACTGGTGTCAGGTTAGTGCCGGAACAAATCATAGTCTAGGTGTTCGACAGAACGGGACCGCTTGGGCTTGGGGAACTGCTTTCTGCGGCGTTCTTGGCGACAACACGATAGTTTCAAAATCTTCTCCAGTGTCAGTCGTCGGCGGGTTCACGGACTGGTGTCAAGTAAGCGCAGGCGAAACTCATAATCTAGGAAGCTAAGTCTTCGCCAGTGTCAATCGTAGGTGGACTAACTGGCTGGTGTCAAATAAGCGCTGACCTTTGCTCTAGCATGGCTATTCGCCAATCACGGAAAGGATTTTAAATGGCTACGCAAGATGACATAAACAACTTTACTTCTAGTAATTCTGTCGGATGCTTTTTAAAGCTAGCAGCACAAACATACGTTGATACTACGAATAGAAGTATTTCTGTTGCGACCGTAGACGATCTTCCGGACTTAAGCGGTAATACTATTATACCAGGAACTATATTTTACGTTGAAAGTTTGGGTGTTCCAGTAATTGCGCAAGTCGGGTGCTGGAGCGGATTGGATAACCGTCAGTTAAGAAGCGATTTTAATACGAATTTAATTTACGCGTGGGGGTTTCCTACTTCAGGACGCCTAGGTGATAATACTACTGTGTCTAAATCTTCTCCAGTGTTAGTCGCTGGAGGGTTTAATGACTGGCAAGCAGTAAGCGGCACTGGCTCGCATGCCTTAGGCATACGTTCTAATGGAATCGCTTGGGCTTGGGGTGCTGGTACTTCTGGAGAACTTGGTGATAATACAACAGTTGATAAATCTTCTCCAGTGTCAGTCGTTGGTGGCTTTACAGACTGGTGTCAAGTAAGCGGTGGTGGTGTTCACAGTTTGGGTATTCGTACTAATGGAACTGCATGGGGTTGGGGCGCAAACACTTTTGGCAATATTGGTGATAACACCGGTGGTGGTAAATCTTCTCCTGTGTCAGTCGTAGGTGGCTTTACAGACTGGTGTCAAGTGAGCGCTGGGAACGCTCACAGTCTAGGTGTTCGTACTAATGGAACTGCATGGGGTTGGGGATGTAATACTGGCGGTGGACAACTTGGCGACAACACGACAGCGACTAAATCATCACCAGTATCGGTTGTTGGCGGCTTTACAGACTGGTGCCAAGTAAGTGCGTCGGTGCACAGTCTAGGTGTTCGCCAAAATGGCACCGCCTGGGCTTGGGGGGATGGAGCATGCGGGCGTCTTGGTGATTACACTACAGTTGCTAAATCTTCTCCAGTGTTAGTCGTCGGCGGGTTCACGGACTGGTGTCAAGTAAGCGCAGCAAGATGCCATAGTCTAGGTGTTCGACAGAACGGGACCGCTTGGGCTTGGGGTCTTGGAACTGACGGCCGTCTCGGTGACAACACTGTAGCTGCCAAATCTTCTCCAGTGTCAGTCGTCGGTGGCTTTACGAACTGGTGTCAGGTGGCTACAGGCTGCACCCACAGCATAGGTGTCCGACAGAACGGAACTGTCTGGTCTTGGGGTGACAACACCTTTGGACAACTAGGTCACGGCACTTTGGTTGCTAGATCTTCTCCAGTGTCAGTTGCTGGTGGGTTAACCGGCTGGAGTCAAGTTAGCGCAGGCATAGTGTTCAGCACAGCCGTAAGAGCAGTATAGCATCATAGTTTTTTTGTATAAATAGAGTAGAAGCTATTAAACTCATAGCGTCGCAAAAAGATCTTATATAAAATTTTAGACTTTTTGAGTAATTTTAATATTACAAACTTTTAATATGAAAGGTGATTTAAATGAAGATTAATCTTGGCGCTGGTGGAACGAAGCTCGATGGTTTTGTAACTCTAGATTACGACCCGCTTGAAAATCCAGACTATATCGTAGATCTGGAAAAAGACACACTGCCATTCGAAGATAGCACAGTTGAAGTTGTTATCGCTCATCACATACTCGAACATCTTGGGCCTGGTTATTTCCATTGCCTTAAAGAAATCTATCGAGTCTGTAAGCATGGAGCGACGATAGACATTCGTGTTCCGCATCATCGGCACGACTACTTCTACGACGACCCAACACATCGTAGACCAATTACTGTTGGTGGTCTTCTTCTTTTTAGTAAGAAACATAATAAACTATGCAGGGAACAAGGCGCTGCGTCAAGCAGACTCGGTGATTACTTTAAAGTTGACTTTGAGATCCTAGATTACAACTATATGCCATCTCAGCAATACCGAGATCAGTTTGTTGGTGAACCGAGAGATGTTGTTGAAAAGTATCTTCGCGAACACAATAACATTATTGAAGAACTCTGGGTGAATTTAGTGGTGATCAAAGATGAACACGGCGGAAAATAAATTTAAGATAGAAGATCTAAAACCCGTTGTAATGGATCTTCTATCTCACGAAAAACGCGAAATCGTATTTGATATTCTTAACATGTATTTTCAAAGAGCAGAGGGTATAGGGGACTTTGATGCTCTTGGATATCTGGCACTAAAAGCAGAACACCGCGATTTGTATCTGAAATGTGCAGAAGCTGCATATACGAAGGCCGAAAGTCCTCAACAACTATACATCGCCAGATCAAACCTCTATAAAGCATATAACGCAATGAATATGCCGGATGATGCTCTATTCTATATTAATCTAAATCTGATGATCACGCCGGATGACTTTGAGACTCAGACTCAAAAAGCGTTTAATATCGCACTCAAGGGAGATAGAACGGCGTCAGAAAAGATACTGTTAGACTTACTTGAAAAACATCCAGAGAAGCGAGAGGACATGAGAAGTGCTCTGTCGGGTAAAACGCTTCGTGAAGGAAAACTTGCAGAGGGAGTCTTGTCGTTCCTTGGGACGTTTAAGCCAAAGAGTGGCAAGTTTGATGATGCTCTTAAGATGAAGCGGTGGACCGGAGCAATTCAACCAGGTAAGACTGTCTATATAGAGGGAGAGGGAGGTATAGGTGACGAGATCATCAACATTCGCTTTTTCAAATATCTTAAAGACTTAGGAATGAGACCAATACTCTACTCGTCGTGGTCTAAGTATCGCGAAGACACCGTGAATATGTTTCGTAGAAATGGGTTTGAAGTAATAACTGAGTACTATTCAATTGATCGGACACAACTATGGGCACCGATGATGAGTCTTCCAGGGTATCTCAATCTCGACGAATCTAAATTGTGGTATGGTTCGTATCTTAAACCTTTGAATGATCCAAAGAATAAAATCAATAGCACTAAGTTTAAAATTGGTATCAAGTGTTCAGGAAATCCATACTTTTCGCAAGATGAGTATCGTAAGATACCAATCGAAAAGATGTTAGAATACTTACCAGAGAACGCAGAGATCTATTACATCGACAAGCAGCCAATAAATAATCCTAGAGTAATAGATCTATCGTCAAGAATAGAAACTTGGGAAGATACACTCGACTTTATTGAACAGATGGACTGTATCGTAAGTTCGTGCACGAGCTTGGTTCATGCCGCTGGCGCTATCGGAAAAACATCTTTTGTTGTAGTTCCAATTGCGGAGTATTACATTTGGTCTACTTCCAGTAAGACGTCAAAGTCTCCTTGGTATGGAGATAACTTTCAAGTACACAAACAGACTAAAGTTCGAAGCTGGGACGAACCTCTGCAATGCGTAAATGAACAACTTTTGAAATTGATTGGATAATTATGAACAAAACATATCACTTCATAACAGGTCTGCCTCGGTCGGGTTCAACTCTGTTATCATCTATACTTCGTCAGAACCCAAGGTTTCACGCTTCAATTACTGACCCACTGGCAAGTCTAGTTAAGGGAGTTATTGAACATAGTCAAGACGCTCCTGGAATGAAATCTGAAGTTCCTGTTGAACGCAGAAAGAACCTTGTGCGGCATTTATTCGAAGGTTACTACGAAGACGTCGATAGGCCAGTAGTATTCAATACAAATAGAGCATGGACATACCTAACAAATGTTACTCGTGATCTCTATCCAAAATCAAAATACATAGTTTGTGTAAGGGATTTGAATTGGGTAATAGACAGCTTTGAGTCTGCCCATCGCAGAAATCCATTCTCCACAAACACGGTGACTGGTGGCGTAGGAAGTTCAGTGTATCAACGAGTAGATAGTCTTATGAAGGAAGACGGGGTTGTAGGTTTTCCATACGTTGGAATTAAGCAGACTTCATAGAAGAACCTTATTTTGAACATGATTTTAATAATGTAGAAGCTTCTTGGGATGAGTACGACGCAGAGATTGGTATTAAACTTCACGACGTTCGTAAGAAAGTTGAATTCCGCGAAAGAAAGTTTATACTTCCACCAGATATCCTTAATAAGCACGCAAATATGGAATTTTGGCGACAACTATGACTATAATAAAAAGAGAAGATGGTTTATATTGGCCAGAAATCGATGTCGATTCTTGCTATACATGGACTAATGTTGAATTATACACCGTAGATTCAATAGTAGGATCTCTTAAGAATAAGCGCACAATAATTCACGCGGGTGGAAACGTTGGAGCATACACTTTAAAATTTGCCGAAGCATTCGAGACAGTTTATGTGTTTGAACCGGATGTTACAAACTTCAAGTGTCTATGCATGAATACTGCAGATCATGAAAACGTATTTCAGTTTAGAGCAGCACTAGGTAGTAAGGCATCGCAAGTTTCTATCACTAATGACACTCCAGAAAATTGCGGTACGTTTCGTGTAAAGGAAGATGGAAACATTCCTGTAATAACGATAGACAGTCTTGGATTGACAGACATAGATTGTATACATTTAGATGTTGAAGGTTACGAAATGAATGCATTACTCGGAGCAGAGAACACTATAAAACTGCATCGTCCATTAATTGTAGTAGAATGGCTGGATCACGGTAAAAATTATGGTTGGGATAAAAAAGATATTATGAACTTTCTGCTTGATATGGGATATAATCAAATGAAACAAATCGGTTCTGATATGATGTTTAAAAATGAAAATTGATATATTTTTACGAACTTGCGACGTCACAAACGTTCATACTGATTGGCGAGTTAGATACCACGGAATTGAAAAATCAGATCTTATTGTAGGATGTGTATCATCTTTAGTAAACGCAATAAATAATACTAAAGGAATGGATATTAATCTGACGGTTCTCGACGATCATTCTTCAGAAGATACGGTTCAAAGAATCAAAGAGATCATTCAGAAAGTAGAAAATTCTAAACTAATACAACTCGATCAAAGTGGATACAATCATTCTGCTCATCAGCAGTGGATCCTTTGTAGGGATAGCAATTCGGACTTAGTGTATTCTGTTGAAGACGACTATCTTCACTGCCCCTCGGCAATACAGGAAATGGTTGACTCGTTTTATATGTTTTGCGATAGATTGAAACGAGAAGACATAGTGATATATCCATTCGACGAGCCGTCTGAATACGATCCTCCTGCTAGAACAGACTTCATAGTCCATGGCTCTGCTCGTCACTGGAGAACTGGAATATTTACAACAAACGTCATGATGACTACTCCAAAAATGTTTCGTGACAACTGGGAACTTTTCGAGGTTCTTGCTCTTAAGTATAACGGTGACTATCTTAATCCGAGAACGGAACACTACGAAGAGTCAAATACGATCTGGAAGATATGGCAGAGCAACAAAGCGATTAGATTCAATCCGATCCCAAGTCTTGCATTACATATGCAATTTGAGCAACAGAAAGATCCTTTTATAGAATGGCAACAATGGTGGAAAGATTACGCAAAATGAACACTACATTTATTATTAACGGCGGTGCAGGAAGAGTAATTGCAGCGATACCTGCATTAGAAAAATTTCATAGACTAAATCCAAAGAATGATTTTAGAGTAATCGTTCACGGGTGGCAAGACTTATATTGGAGCCATCCTATTCTTCAACCAAGAACGATAGGAATTCATCAAAAGAATATCTTTGAAGAGTACGTAAAGAATTATAATCTAGTGTGCCCAGAACCTTATTATATACACGACTACTACAATCAAAAGATATCACTAGCTGAAGCATTTGACCGTCAAATAAATAATACGACGGATCATAAGGATCTCGAAAAGCCTAACCTATACATCAGCACCTATGAGCGTACATCTGTTCAGAGAATTGTTGAAGAGTTTAAGCAGATACATAAGAAGAATAAAGTAGTGGTATTTCAGCCTTATGGAAGTACTATGACGATTTCAAACAATAGACCATACGATATTTCAAACAGAAGTTTAGATGTCGATGACTACTTAAAGATCGGAAAGTTTTTAAACGATAAAGACTGTCTAATCTTCTTCTTTGGTAACAGAGAACTCAAACATCCTGGAGATAACTTTAGCGCGGATCTAACTAACTTTAATCCTGAACTAAGAATGTACATGGCTCTAATAAGCGAGTGTGATTATTTCGTAGGATGCGATAGCGTAGGTCAACATATGGCTAGAGCTTTTGATAAACCCGGATCTGTGTTTATGGGTAGTACGTTTGAAAAGAACGTAAGTTATCCTGACCATTTTAAATTCTTTAGAAAACAGGGACAAGATCCAGTTTACAGTCCGATTCGCCTTGGTGGAGTAGAATCGGACTTCACGGACAGATTGAATGACGGAATCATGAATTTTTCTGCGAACGAAATTAACGAGTCCTGCCAAGTAATACTTAAAGACATATATGACGAATAATTGGAGAATCTATGAGTAACACAAATTTTTCTGTAAATCGTTCTGTAATTAATTATATCCACGCAAGAGACTACTTTCCGAAAGATGAAGTAGAACAACTTCGGCCTCTTGTGCAAGATGTGCATTGGGTAGATAAAAAGTTTGGTAAAGAGATGGAGCATTTCAATCTCATCTTCAACGACATCGATCTTGTAATCGGTAAGATGGTTGGCGACATAGTTGAGATAGATAGAGCAGCGTCAGGAACCCTTCGTAGAACAATACACGAAGTAATACACTTCGAAGATTTTGCAGACTTAAACGACTGGAGATTCGTCGTTTCACTCGAAGAAAATGAATTTAAGACATATATACACAAAGATGGATATAAGAGTGTTCTTGATTTTATTAAAGATGAAGAGAGTCAAGATAAAGAACTCGACTATCTTAATAATGACGAATGGGAAGTAGAGACATCAATAAAAATGAAACCAAACGATGTCTTATTCTATCGCCCATGGATCTTTCATTCATTTCAAGACGGCATACTTCACTACTACAAATTAAAAGTATTGTAAGTGCATAATGTCTATTAACGTTTATGTGGTTACTTCAACTATAGTTACAGGAATTGGCCACATAGATCCGCAGACTAGATTTTATGAAACTATCGAAACAATTAAGAGTATAAGAAAACAAGACAAAGATTCATATGTTATATTAATAGATAACTCTTTGTCTAAGTTGCCGGATGCTGAAGAGAATTTAATATCGAGTATGGCTGACTATTACCTATACGTCGGAGATAGAAAGCAATGTATAGAATTCAACAAGAACGGAGTTCGTTCTGCCGGCGAAGCGTTTATTCTTTTAGTATCCTTTGATGTTATTCGTAACGAAATTAGAAACGAAGTAAATAGAATATTCAAGGTGTCCGGAAGATACAGACTTACAGAAAGTTTTGATCCGTTAGAGTACGACTCATTCAAAGGAAAATACTGTTTTAAGTCAAGAGAAGAAAACATGAGACACGATGAAACCGCGTGTTTCTTACATACACGCCTTTGGTCCTTTTGTTACACTTTATTAGATGACGCTAATGACTTATTAAGAAAGTCTCTTAAGACGATTTTTGAAAAAAATGTTAACATAGAAGAAGCCATGTTCGTTAACATAAATAAAAACTTGATAGCAGAAAAAGATATATTGCATTGTGAAGGTATGCTTGCTATGTGGAATGAAAAGGTATCAGAATGAAAGTATTCATAAACGGAACTTTTGATATACTGCATCCTGGTCACATGCGGCTTATCACTTTTGCCTCAAACTACGGAGACTATCTAAAGATCGGCATAGACTCAGATAGTAGAGTTAAAAAACTAAAGGGCGCATCTCGACCAATCAATAACCAAGATACGAGAGCAACTATGCTTTTTCATGTGAAAGGCGTTGACGAAATTTCTATCTTTGACAGTGAAGAAGAACTGATAAATATTATCAGAGAGTATGAACCGGACTATATGGTTGTCGGTTCTGACTACAGAAATAAAAAAGTGATAGGCAGCGAGTATGCAAAGAAACTGATATTCTTTGATAGAATAGAAGAATACTCTTCGACTCGAGTGATAGAAAAGATAAGAGATGAACGTACACTATGCGCTGCAAACTTGTGATATCGCGTCAAACCAGGTAACCAAGAGATACTGCTGTGACACGAAACACGAGCTTATTCGAAAGTGCGTGTCTTCTTTCTTTCAATCAGTTCACGAAGCAGCCAAAAGAGATAGATCTATTAATCATCGCATAGCAATATTCGACGATCATTCTACGCAAGAAACAGTTTACTTTATTCAAGAATGTGTTAAAATATATTCAAAAGAAAACGTTCAGGTTGAGCTGTATCATCTAGAAAACTTAGGCATAATGAATTCGATCCGCTCTTGCTACGAATGGCTATTGAGTAATGGAACGGATTTAGTATACCAAGTTCAAGACGATTATCTTTTTGAAAAATCTGCGATAACCGAGGTCATTGATACATACTTTAGGATGCTGATTGAGACAAACACGCAACCAATCGTAACACCCTATAATGCGCCGTATCTTTGGTCTGCCGTATATCGAAACAGTACTACTCCGAGAACGATCTTTATGGGAGAGAAGAGATACTGGATTCAGATATACGACGTGTCTTGTTCGTTTTTAACGAGTCATCAAAATTTCATAAATAATAGTGATATACTCGAGAAGTTCTTAAATCTGGATCCTCGAGATCCTGAACTTGAAAAGATCTCTCTCAATAAGATAATGGTAGAAAGAGGTTGT